GTTTCCCAGTCACGATCGCGGCGCCGCGATCATTACAAAAGTACTATTATTACCTATGGTAAAACTATTCAAGATATCCTGGCATCTCATGGCGATGATCCTCTCCCAAACTGGGGTGGATTAGAGCCAGCGATAGGAATATTTAGCCATACGAGACCGATTGCTAGAGGGTTCTTGAGGCAAATCAAACGAGAGTTTGAACAGAATGTAAAACTTAAATATTACTTCCCAGATATTATTTGGGATAACCCAGGCAAAGAGGCGCCTAAGTGGGCTGAATCTGATGGACTGATTTTAAAGCGCGTATCAAATGCCAAGGAAGGCACAGTTGAAGCCTGGGGCTTAGTGGAAGGCCAGCCAATCTCAAAGCACTATGACATTATGGTTTATGACGATGTCGTGACGATGGATTCAGTTCGATCTCCAGACATGATTAAAAAGACCATAGAGTCATGGGAAATGTCGATCAACTTGGCTGCTGGGGATGCCAGGAAGCGTATGATTGGAACGCGGTATCACTTTAATGATGCTTACGGCGAGATCATAAGACGTAAAGTTATGAAGCCCAGGATTTATCCAGGGATCAAAGAAGGCAAGATCGAGATTGAAGACGGTAAGTTAAAGGGAACGCCAGTATTAAAAAGCTTGGAGTGGATGCAAAACAGACTTCAAACAGTTGGTACATACACGTTCTCAACACAGATATTACAAAATCCATTGGCGGATGAAAAACAAACGCTCAAAAAAGAATGGCTTGATTACCACAACGGTAATGCAGGAGTTGGCACAAATAAATATCTGCTTTGTGATCCAGCGCATGAAAAGAAAAAGACAAGCGATTATACCGTTTTCTTTGTCATTGGATTAGGCGCAGACCAGAAGTTTCGTGTACTCGACATAATAAGAGATAGATTGAATTTAAAAGAACGAGGCGATGCATTGTTTGCGCTACACAGACAATGGAGTCCACTAGGTGTCGGATATGAAAAATATGGAATGCAAGCCGACATAGAATATTTTAAAGAAAGGATGGGGCAAGAAAACTATTACTTTGAAATTACCGAGCTAGGTGGATCAATGCCTAAGAATGATCGCATAAGGCGTTTAATTCCGAGCTTCCAAGCAAGACGCTGGTTGTTCCCAGAAACCCTTATGAGGACGGATTATCAAGGAAAGATGCAGGATTTAGTTGAAGTATATATTCATGACGAATTTTTGGCGTTCCCAGTATCTGTACATGACGACATGCTGGATTGCCAATCACGGATATTAGATCCACAACTGAATGCTATATGGCCAAGGATTAAGGCTGATGATAGAAGTGACAGATACCAACAGCGCCGACGAAAGGCCAATGTCTCAGGCTGGGCAAGCTAATACCATTCACCAGTCCGAAGAAGATATTGATTTAGCGAAAGAGATTCTTGATAACCTCAAGAAAGCTCGCGCGCACTTTCATGATTGGCGAGCGAATGCAAAAGAGAACTACGACTTTTATGCTGGCGTTCAATGGGACCAAGAAGACGCCAGTCGCCTTGAAGAACAAGGCCGCATTCCTGTTGTATTTAATCGTGTTGCCAGAACAATCAATGCCGTCACCGGCGTAGAAGTCCAAAACAGGCAAGAAGTTAAATACTACCCTCGAAATATTGATCTCAACCAAGATCAGCCACAGCAACCACAAATGTCACAAGGTATGCCACATCAAATGGGTGGTGCTCCCCAACAGCAACAAATGCCAGATCCTCAATCAGACGATCAAGGCTTTGCTGAAATGATGAATGAGGCTGCATCATGGGCACGAGAACAAACAAATGCTGAAGATGAAGAATCAGAGATGTTTGTCGACACATTAATTTGTGGCGAGGGATGGACTGAAATGCGCATGGATTATGAAGATGATCCACAAGGCATAATTAAAAAAGACCGCGTTGATCCGTTGTTTATGTTGGTTGATCCAAATTCATCAAAGCGTAATCACGAAGATGCGAAATGGCTTGCTTACGTTAAAGAATTCACAAAGAAAGAAGCCAGGGAGATGTTCCCAGAGTTAGACAATATTGAGACTGGCACGTTTTGGAATGACCAAGACATGCTTGTCCATGATGCTGATGATGATTGGAAATACATAAACGATTATTCAAGCGAAATGGGTCGACCAAACATGGTGACCATAGTCCAATACCAGTATTACGTTAAAGAGCCTGAATATGTCGTATTGACTAATGAAGGCGAGATTATAAATCTATCTGTTAAGAAATATAACAAGCTCAAAGATTATCTCGGAATGATGGCGCTAAAAGCAGTTCGTGTCATCCGTAAGAAATATAAGCAATGCTTTTTAGTTGGTAAAACCATTAGAGATAAAACGGATCTTGATTGCGATAGCTTCACATTCAAATCGACGACAGGTCTTAGAGATAGAAACAGAAGAACATTCTTTGGGTTGATAGACATCATGAAAGACCCACAACGGTGGGCTAATAAATGGATGTCTCAAATTCAATATATTCTCAATTCAAATTCCAAAGGCGGCTTGCTCGTTGAGGAAGGTGCTGTTGAAGACATACGCCAATTAGAAGATGACTGGACATCATCAGATAGCGTTATCCATTTGTTACCTGGTGGACTAGGAAAGATTCAGCAGAAAGGTAATATGGAATACCCAGAAGGGATTGACCGATTGCTTAATTATGCAGTGAATGCGATCAATGATATCACTGGCGTCAACTTAGAAATGTTAGGTACCAGCAACAGAGATCAACCGATAGGTCTTGAGGTGACAAGACAAAATGCTGGGATCACAGTTCTTGCGACATTCTTCGATTCATTAAGGCGATATAGAAAAGCTGATGGCAAGCTTCTTGCGCATTACATACGCGAGTATATTTCTGATGGTCGACTAATCAGGATTATTGGCGATAAAGGAATTAAATATATTCCTCTAATCAAAAGTAATGTTGCGTTTGATTACGACATAATTGTCGATGATTCACCAACAAGTACGCATAGCAAAGAAAAGACTTTCTATCTACTTAATCAAATCATTCCTATGGCACAGCAAGCAAATATTCCAATACCTAAAGAGGTTCTGGAATATGCGCCATTGCCATTTGATTTAGTACAAAAATGGAAAGAAGAAATATCAAAACAACAAGCCGCTAATCAACCAGATCCTCAAGCGCAGCAAATGCAGCAAGAGTTACAGCAAATACAAATGCTATTAGCTCAACTTGAAGTACAGCAAAAACAAGCTGATGTTGAGAAAACAAGTTCTGAAACCGTCAAAAACATGACATCGGCTGCCAAAGACCGATCTATTGCTGAAGAGCAGGAAGCTCTAGCGTTACAGCAAGTGGGAGAGTCTCAAGCCGAACATAACAGAAAAGTCTATGAAATTAATTTAGATGATCAGCGGAAAAATATGCAAATGATTTTGGAGCACTACAGGAAGACGCTCCAAGCAAGGCTTCAAGGACAAGGAGCCATGGATTTTAAATAAAAGGAGTTATAGATATGTCGGATGTGCTCATGGATGAGTTTAACGATAAAGAGGTTGAAAGCTATTTCGAAAAAGGCGGTGAAGATGACAACCAAGACCTTAGCGATGCTCAAGATGAAGATCAAAGCCAGGGAGAGGAAGATCAACAACAAGCCACCAATAGTGAAGAAACAGAAACACAAGAAAAAGAGCTTCAAGAAGAAACACCAAGCCAAGATAGCCAAAAGCAAGATGACACAGAAAGATTACGGTCCATGGCCGAATCTGAACGCATTAAGCGCAAAGAATTCCAAAAGCAGTTGGACGCACTTAAAGGTGAAAACGAAAACCTCAAATCTACGTTTGATAAAATCTTAAAGAAGGCACAAGAACAATCACAAGATCCAGCGCCAAGTTTTGATGACGACCCTGTTGCAGCTTTGAAATATGAAAATGAACAGCTTAAAAAACAAATGGCTGATTTCAATTCATATAAAGATCAACAGATACAACAGACAGAGCAACAACGTGGATATCAACAGTTTGTTCAAAACTACCAACAAAAGGCTGCTGAATTTTCGCAAGAGCATCCGGACTTTAACGATGCGTATAAATACGCTTTGGAATGTCGACTTAGCGACTATAAATCTCTGGGATATACAGATCAGCAAGCTCGCCAATTAGTTGGAGATGACGAAAAGGCTATCGCAGCTAGAGCATTACAAGAAGGCGATAACCCTGCTGAATCAATTTATAACTTTGCTAAGTCCAGAGGGTTTAATGGACAGCAACAGCCTCAACAGCAATCACCACAAGACAAGATTGCGGCTAACAATGAAAAGATAGCAAAGCTTGAGAAAGGCATAGAGGCGTCTAAATCGATCCACTCCGGAGGCGGACAGCCAGTTAAAGACTTTTCATTATCCGATGTTGCAAATATGGATGATGACGACTTTGACAAAGTGGATTGGAGCAAAGTTTTAAAAATGGGTTGAGCATATATCCCGTCACGCCTCTTAACAATGCGCACCCCGACGGGATCTTTTTTAACTAGAGGAGAAATAAAATGAAATACGGCGGTCTATGCGGAAGTAAAGAAACAATGTCATATCAAAATAGATATGGTGGTAAGCAAGACAAATCAATGAAGGGCTATAAGTATGCCAGCAAACCTTCTATGAAAGACGCATCTTATGGTCGCGTTAAAGAAGGTAAAGATGGTTACGGCTCTAAAAAGATGAAGTATTAAATTTATAGTTTTAAGCCTTGACGGGCTTTAAAAAGTTGCCAGTGATCCACTCGCTGTATAAAGAGATAGGGGCTTTGACTGTAGCTTTAAACAGTTGCCGTGCGACTTGAGCGTTATTCAAGCGAAGTGGCCGACCACACACTTAAAACATGGTTGCCGTTGGATCCCAGCGTTATTGGGACGAATCTGCTTTGCGCTAGCTGGAATAGCGTTTGGTTTTTTCTATCAATAACATACATGGAGGTATGCCAATGGCTACTACCCAATATGGGGTGAACCATCCGTTGGCTGTAAAGTTATGGCGGAAAAAACTGTTTCTTGAAGCTTTGAAACAGACACAACTCCACAACTTTATGGGCAAGGATGATCGCTCTGCGATTCAAATTCTCGAAGACACTCAAAAATCTGCTGGTGACCGAATTCGTGTTGGTCTACGTATGCAGCTTTCCGGAAACGGTGTTCTAGGTGATGGAACATTGGAAGGTAATGAGGAGGCCCTTACCACGTACACTGATAATTTAATCATCAATCAATTGCGGCACGCCGTGAGATCGGATGGGAAAATGTCGGAGCAGCGTAAAGTTATTTGCGCCGCTGCTTAGTAATAAGCAGTTGTAACTGTGTTAATTGCTGGGACGTCCTCGACAAATAACATTATTTTGTTATGATATTTGAATGGATAATCAGCAGCCAAGCTTCAAAAAATGTGTAGATTGCGGTAAAGAAAAACCGGTGACAGAATTTTATGGTCAAGGTTATAGATTGGATGGAACAAAAAGATATAGATGCAGATGTAAGATTTGTTCAAGGCCAATTGAAGCCGCATTAGCTAAAAAACGATATAGAAAGAACCCAGAACTTTATAGAGGATATGTCCGCAAATATAGAAATAAAGATCCTGAAAGATATAGGGCTTTAGACAGAGCTTCCCATAGGAGGAAGAAAGAAAAAGTGTTAAAAGCTTATGGGGGTCAAATTTGTGCATGTTGCGGAGAACATCATTTTTCTATGCTTACTATCGATCATGTAAATAATGATGGTGCTGAACATAGAAAAAAAATTAGCGGCGGAGCTAAGAATGTTGGTTCTAGATTATATCAATGGCTAATTACGAACAAATTCCCACCTGGATTTCAGGTGCTTTGTTTTAATTGCAATTCAAGCAAACATATAAACAAAGGAATTTGTGAACACAAAATTGAAGAAGGTTCAACGACTATCCCGAAAGGGAGTACACCCAAGCGGGTGGAAAAGCACAGCCCCTAGAAATAGGGTGAAGATATAGTCTGGTCTGCATGGTGACATGCAGCAGTTCATAAGAGAACGGGACAAGATTAGCGACCTTGTTTGAACATAACGGTTCCTTTCAGCGTTCGTGAGCAAGCTAGAATTGGGCTGCAAGACTGGTGGGCTGATCGTATCGACACTGCTTTGTTTAACCACTTAGCTGGTAATACAGGGCAAGCAGACACTCGTTTCACTGGTGGTAATGCAACCACCGCCCCAACAAGCAACAACATTTATTATGCGAATGGATTAAGTTCTGAAGCTTCTGTTGCGTCAGCATCAGCTTCAAACATTATGTCAATCTCATTCCTAGATAATGCTGTTGAGCTTGCCAAAACCAACTCCCCTCTTATTCGTCCATTGAAGGTTAATGGCGAAGACAAATACTTGTGTTTCCTACACCCGTATCAAGTAACTGATCTTCGACAAAACACCGCAACTGGACAATGGCTTGATATTCAAAAAGCCGTTTATCAGGGGCAACGCGGGAATAATCCAATCTATAGCGGCGCACTAGGCGAATACAACGGCGTGATTCTGCATGAATCAACTCGTATTCCTACCGTGACCGCTGGGGTATATCGCGCTGTGTTCTGTGGTGCGCAATCTGGAGCCATCGGGTTTGGACAGAATAACTCTCCAGACAAGATGTCTTGGGTTGAGGAGGTCTTCGATTACGGAAACCAACTCGGTGTGAGCGCTGGTATGATCTTTGGCTGCAAGAAGCTTGTGTTTAATTCACAAGATTTCGGCACAGTCGTGATCGCAACCTACGCTGCTGCCTAATCAAGGAGGAATAGATAATGGCTATTACTGAAACTTCCTCTGCATTTCTTTCTGGGCCACGTGATGTTCATGTCGGAGACTTCTCTGTCGCCATGATTCACACCGTAGCTGCAACCGCATCTGCATCTGCAAATGCTACTGTAGTGCTAGGCGCAAAAGTGCAGAACCAAACCTACATTATGGGAATAGAAGGGCATCACACTGCGGGAGCAGCTAGTTGCCCAGTAGACATCGGTTATGATGACACGATCTCTGCTTTTGCTAGCCAGTTAACTATTGGCGCAAATGCAAATCCGTCTGACTTTAAGGCCGGTGTATTCCCATTTTTAGCGTCGGTTTCTGATGATGCTGCTGCGTTATATAGGGTTGTTAAATTTGGTTTAACGCCTGGGACAAACACCACTGGTGCTGTTCTTAACTATAACGTTCGCCTCAATAGAAATCCTTACTCGTAAAAAAACGGATTGCCCTGGTTCCCCATGAGGCAGGGCAATGATTTTCGGATGTAACCTATGGATGGGAAATGGATATGTTGGTTTCAGGACAAGAGATGTACGACGAAGCAACTAAATTGCTTCAAAAGCCAAATGTAAATTTTCAAGAGTTAGAAAAGTGCTTCAATGATTTCTGTATATTGATTGACACAGCATATACAGAAGAAGAAGCAAGTTTAGCGCCACTGTGGTTTCAACTCGGGGCAGTTTGCATAAAGAGGAATCATAAGCTTTTAGGGCTGATGTGTTTTGAAAATGTATTAAAGCATGACCCAGATTTTCTTGAAGCAATTAATAATTGCGGATTTATCAATAAGAAATTTAACCTGATGGATGATGCCAAGAAATGGTTCAAACAGGGTATAGATCTTATTGAACAAAACAAGGTCAAAACAAACGATATAACAAAGAGCGAATTTTTAACAAACTACGGCTCAATGTTTGTTGGAGCTGGTAAAGCGGATGAAGCGATTGATTATTTTAATCGCGCTGAAAAGTTAAACAGCGAACACAAGCTTATTAAATATAACCGTGGTTTGGCATTCCTTGAGAAAGGAATATACAAAAAAGGATTTGAAGGCTATAACGTCGGTGAAAGAGTAGAGAAAATCGTACGTAGAAATTACGGACGTGATTCATTGCCTGAATGGGATGGCACTAAAGGCAAAAACCTAGTCGTAGTCGGAGAACAGGGGATCGGCGATGAGCTTATGTTTGCAACAATACTTCCCGATCTTGCTAAGGATTGTGAATTTGTATTTGATGCCCACCCAAGACTTGCAGATATGTTTAGACGAAGTTTTCCTAATCTGGAGATCTACGGGACTCGTAAAGATGATCATATTGATTGGGGGCGTAGATACAAATTAGATGCTAAAGTTTTGATTGGCTCCCTTCCTGCTTATTATCGACATAAGAGAAAGGATTTCCCACGGGAGCCTTATTTAATTGTTGACCCTAAATATGATCAAAGATATGCGGAGCGGCTTACCAAGCTAGGCGATAAGCCAAAAGTTGGGATTAGCTGGCGAGGCGGTACAAAAGGAACAGGTCAAAGTAGTCGATATATTCCATTAGAAAAATGGCTAGATATATTAAAACTAGATTGTGACTTTATATCGCTTCAATACGACACAGGCATTTCAAAAGACATCGAAGACTTCAACAAAAAGAATGAAGTTAATCTGATGCACTGGCCTGAAATGGTCGAAGACTACGAACAAACGGCGGCATGCGTTAAAAACTTGGATTTAATTATTTCTGTCCCTCAAAGCGTCATTCATCTATCGGGTGTAATCGGCATAACTCCGACTTGGCAGTTATGTCCAGTTAGAAGCTTATGGCAATGCGGGGTACACGGGCACAACATGCCCTGGTATCAAAATACGCAAAACTATTGGCAAGAAAAAGATGGTGAATGGGATAACGTTTTAATTAAAGTGAGGGAAGACTTATGCAAGTTATTACAAATGAATACCGCCGCGTAAATGAAGACTTACATTTACAAAAACCTAATTATGGCAAAAGTGGTCATTATTATTCTGCTGATGTTTTGAAGCTATGTAACAAACTTCAAACAAAAGATGTTTTAGATTATGGATGTGGCAAGTGCACATTAGCAAATACCATTCCATTCATAATTAAAAAATATGACCCAGCAATAAGAGCGTTTCATGAAGAACCAGATCCAGCAGATATTGTTGCTGTGACAGATGTATTAGAGCACATCGAGCCAGATCTTTTAGATAATGTACTTGAGCACATTAAATCTAAAACAAAGATAGCTGCTTATATGTCTGTTTCTGTAATTCCAGCGCAAAAACATTTGCCGGATGGAAGAAATGCACATTTAACAGTAGAGAATGGGGAGTGGTGGTTTGAAAAACTCTCAAAATACTTCACCATTTTGTCATATACTCATGTTGGTTCGAACATTATTGTTACGGCAAAACCAATTGGATTAATACTGGATAAAAAGGATTTACAATGACGGACAAAGTATTGAGAGTTTTTATCGGTTTCGATCATCGGCAACCAGTAAGTTATAACGTTTTACAACAATCTATTTATTCTCTTTCATCAAAGCCTGTTGCTATTACGCCAATCGTAATCACACAGTTACCATTTAAGCGGGTAGGTCTAACACCATTTACCTTCACAAGATTTCTAGTGCCTTGGTTGTGTGACTATAAAGGATGGGCATTATTTTTAGACATCGACATGCTATTGAAAGACGATGTGTCAAAATTGTTCGATCTTGCTGATGATAAATATGCCGTTATGGTTAGCAAAAACACAAAGCGCTTTGAGTGGGCAAGTTTGATGTTATTTAATTGCGCACATAAAGCAAACAAAGTGCTAACACCTGAATATTGTGAAAAAGCAGAGGGTCTACATGGCATATCTTGGTGTAAAGAAGAACAGATAGGGGCATTACCTGGCGAGTGGAACCATTTGGTCGGTTATGACAAGCCAAATGAAGATGCCAAGCTTGTTCATTACACGCAAGGCGTTCCATGCTTCAATGAAACAATCGATTCAGAGCATGCTCAAATATGGCATGAGACACATAAACTAACTAATTTTGCACACCCATGGGTTGAGCTTATGGGGCAATCCGTACACGCTGTTATGGGCGATGACGGGAAGTTGGTTCCTAGATACAAAAAGGAGCCACCTCAATGAGAATACAAGGGAAAATTTGGGGGCAAACAAGCCCCCTTTTTAATAGGCACAATGTAGAGGTTCACTACTGCAAAATAAGGAAGGGTGGATATTGCTCAATACATAGACACAAACATAAATTTAATCAGTTCATCGTATTAAATGGGAAGTTGAAGGTTAAAATCTGGAAAGATTATGGTACTGAAACACTCGAAGATGCCTGTATTTTATCAGACACAAATGAGTGCATTGTTCCACCAAATGATTATCATCAATTTATCGCTTTAGAAGATTGTGAAATCCTGGAAATCTACTGGACTGATCTATCAGCAAGTGACATCGAACGCAAAAGCCATGGAGGGTTATTTGATGAGACGTCGACAGATTTTGGGAATGAAGTCAAAGGAACAAGCTGCATCAAAGAAAAAGGAGCCTCGCCAGCCCTTGCCTACAGCCTTCTCCACGACTACGGCAAAAAAAATTACGGGAATGATTAAAGGCAACAAAATCGAATGTAAAAACTGCAAGAAATTGTTTTCTCCTAAAGGCATAGGAAGGCATAGGAGTGTTTGTAAATGACTACTTTTGCAACCCTGTATGGGAATGTTCAGACGTATATCAATAGGACTGACTTAACTACACAGGTGAAAGATGCCATAAATAGATCAATTGAGTATTACTCAAGGCGATCTAGATTTTGGTTCAATGAAACAACATCGACATTTTCTACGGTGGCGGCTCAAGAATCATATGGGACAGGCGATGGCATACCAAGCGATTTGCTTCGAATAGACAATCTACAAGTCCAGGTCAATTCTTCTTACAACGAAGAACTTATCCCAAGAACGTATGAATATATCCAAATTGCAAATGCAACTTCTAGCGCCACTGGGATTCCATATGACTACTGTTTCTATGAGGGGAAGATATACCTTTCTCCAATTCCAAATGCGGTTTATACAATCGATATTTCTTATTTAAAGTCATATTCAGATCTAAGTGCAGATTCAGATACAAATGATTTTACAGATAATGCAGAAGACTTAATCGAGGCTAGGGCTTGTTGGTGGATGTATAGCAGAATGCTTAGAAATACTGAAGCCGCACAAGCATCTAAGGCGGATGAACAAGAGGCATTAGGCGCATTAAAGAATCAAACGAACCGCTTGATCGCATCAAACAGAGTTAGACCAACCCAGTTCTAAGGATTTGCCCATGAGTTTTGTAGATGGCATTCCTGCGAAGCAAAAAATGTCCGAGATATACAGGTTATGTAATGACCTGTTCCCAGATGAATTCAAACAGATGTTTTCTGCTCCCAGGGATGAATTTAGAGATTGGATTAATAAAAAGACAGAATTGAATGTCGACCACCTAAAATACAAGCATGAAGCGTTAGACGCTTGGCTGTATAAGTTAAAGCAGATGAGGGCTGACAAGGATGCTAGTCAAGTTTCCAGAGTTTCTACCGGACATACCGGATTGGCAGAACCCAGGGATCACAAATGCTAAGAATGTTATTCCTGGCGGCCACAGTTATCGTGCTGTTCCTGATTTCGAAGTGTTTTCCCAACAAGGTGATCTCAATAGCGCCCCTGTGGGAGCAGTCAATGCAAGAGATCCAGACACAGGAGTTGCATATAACTTTGCGGGAACAGCAACAAAGCTATATCTGCTTGATAAAACCACGCAAGGTGTTTTTGATGACGTAACACGATCTAGCGGCGATTATAATTCTGGCGTTAATTGGTCAATGACTCAATTTGGCGATGAAGTTATAGCCACTAACTTTTCAGATGAAATGCAAAAGTATGAGCTTGGTGTCGATACTTTGTTTTCTGATATAAGTTCTGATGCACCGAGAGCAAGATATGTTGCGACTGTTCACAACGACTTCCTAGTTGTGGCTAACACATTTGACACCACTGATGGCAATAGACCTTATCGGGTTAGATGGTCTGGGATTGGCTCATCTAATTCATGGCCTGTATCGGCTACAAACCAAGCAGACTTTCAGGACTTAGACGGGCACTATGGGTGGATTAACCAAATTATTACAGGTGAATATGGAACCATATTTCAGGAATATGCTATTACCAGAATGGACTATGTTGGCTCACCAACAATTTTTCAATTTCAAACGGTAGAAGTCAATCAAGGCACTAAATATCCAAATAGTGTGGTCCGTGTCGGCAATCTAATTTACTTTATTGGATTAGATGGGTTTAGAGTATTTAACGGCGCACAATCGGTTCCAATCGGTAATAATAAAGTTAATCATTTCTTTTTTGATGATATTGCTGCTGGAACAGGCAACCCAGAATCGCTTAGAAGTGCTGTTGATTACAACAACCATGTCATTGTATGGGGATATCAATCAGACACTCTTGGAACGGCTAAAACTATAAATAGGCTATTGTTTTATAACTATGCAGAGAATTCCCAAAACAGATGGGGATATGCTGATTTTCCAGAATCAAGTGGAGCGGGTAGCGGACTGGATTTAATATTCACAGCATTAAGCCGTGGCTATACCCTAGACGGGTTGGATGAATATCAATCCGTTGTTCAAAGTGTGACGCCTAACATTGATGTTTTGCCATATTCTCTAGACTCTAGAGTTTGGACAGGTAATAACCTTCAAATTGGCGCTTTCAGAGACAGCAGGATGGCATTTACTGGAAGCACTTATTTAGATGCAGTCATTGAAACCCCAGAGGTTCAATTAACGGATGGGCAAAGAAGTGACTTATTCCTTGCTAGACCTGCTGTTAATAAGCTGGATGCTGATACTGCTGGTGCTGTAACGATCACAATGCAGATAGGCACTAGAAACCAACAAATAAGCGATGTTGCTTGGACAACAAGCGTATCCGCTGATTCTATTGGTAACTATAACTTTAGATCTAATGCAAGATACCACCGAGCTAGGACAAACATATCTGGTGGGTTTAAACATGCCATAGGCGTTGAATTGCTAGAGTTTAAACCTGCGGGGTGGCGCTAATGGGAAGTTTAGAAACTAAGCACTTCCCAGACGTACAAGATTACTCGACTAATCATCCAGAACTGCTTAAAAACATTATTCGAGTTGTACGCGGGGTAATGCAGGGCAGAACCAACAATACTGGATTTGTGACATTAACTGCTAGTTCAGGCACATCAGATGTAACATTATCTTCCGATGAATTAACGCCTAATGCGCTTATATTATTTATGCCTACAACGGCAAATGCTGCGACTGAATTTGCGGCTGGTACGATGTATGTTTCTGAAATCAATGCAGAGGCATCAGCTTCAGGAAGTGGGCTTGCAGCATATTCATTTAGAATTACACATGTGAATAATGCGCAAACGGATAGAACATTTAGATTTGTGATTATAGGCGATGAAGACACTAGCACTTAAACCAATTTATTCAACTGAAGTATTGAATGTATGGCCGCTTGTCGAGGGATTGATTACCAAATCCTTGAAACATGCGGATGATAAATATTCAATCTATGACATTAAATATTGTCTGATTAAAAAAGAAATGCAGCTTTGGACTATTGTAGATTGTTCAGGAAATATAAAATCCACGATCGTTACAAGTATTGCCGATTACCCCAACAAAAGAGTTCTTTTTATGCGGTTTATTGCTGGGGAAGATTTTGAATCATGGCAGCATTTTATTGATGACTTTAAAGAGTTTGCTAAACTCAAAGGGTGTCACTCAATAGATGGATTTGGTCGCCCTGGATGGGAGCCAAAAATTAAAAAAATTGGATTCAAGAAAATATCTGTAATTTACTCTTTGCCAATAGAAGGGAATCGAAATGGCAAATCTAGAAAAATACCTGCTGAATAGCTTACAAGAAAATCCAAACACATTAGGTCTTTTGGATCGCAAAACGATGCCATTACCCCCTATGCAGCAAGGATTGTTGAACCAAAATGCTATCAACTTACAAGCACCACAGATGATGAGCCAGCAACAACAGTTGGCGCCTTATGTATCTTCCCCTGAACTACAACAAACTATTTTATCTTCTATGAATACAGCGAATGCTCCGATTGCAGGCGGAGATCCAAAATTACAGTTAGCAATGATGGCAATGAAGGCTATTGCGAGTGGTCAACAGAAAGGCAAAAAGAAACAAGAAAAGCTAGAGCCTGTCTTTGCAGGAAAAGAGTTCACGCCATTTCAGACATCGTACGGCAATTCAAATATGCCTAATTACGGAGAATTACTCTAATGAAACGAATTTGGACACGGACAGTCTTAGAATGGAACCCTAATACTGAAGCGTATGAGGTTAATGAGAATGATTCTCAATATCATTATGTGCCAGACGATACCAAAATGGCATTGTGCGGTGGAGACGATGACCCTCAAGTCCAAACAACCGAGCCTTGGGGACCACAACAGCCTTATATCAAACGCGCATGGGAAGAAGCTTCAAAGCAATTCTTAGACCCCAGCGCTCAAACATTATCGCCTGAAGCTGAAGAAGCACGCAAAAGGATGATGGACGAAGCTAGACAAAATCTAACGCCATCACAGCTCGAACAAGGCGCTCATGGCTATATTAGCGATGTAATGGCTGGTAAGTATTTATATGGCGGAGAAGGGTTTAACAAGGCTCTAGACGCTGCCAAATCAAGCATTATCCCAGAGGTTGAATCCAGGTTTGCAGGACAAGGACGTCTTCATTCTGGATTAGCTCAAACTGCCGAAACTGGCGCTATAGGCGATGCTTTTGCCAAGCAATACGAACAAGAGCGCCAATTGCAGCAAGGCGCTGCTCGTATGGCGCCTGCAATGTCTGCTCAAGATAGAGCAACAAGATATGACGCATTGTCTAGGCTAGCAGGTGCAGGACAGATGCCTGCAAACTACAGACAGCAATTGCTTAAAGATTATATCAATTCCATTACAGGGCGCACAGGAAGCCAAGTGAGTGTTTCTGGTGGTGGTGGCGGCACATTTAGTAATGTTGCTGGAGGAGCATTAAGCGGCGCTGCTGCTGGGGCGCCATTTGGACCATGGGGCGCTGGGATAGGTGCTGTTGGCGGCGGTGTTCTTGGATTACTTGGCTAATAAAAGGAATTTAAAAATGCTTTCAGGTCAATTACCACAAGCAGATGACAACCAGTCATCCGGAATTTCCGGAATACTCCAAGACCCTAGACTTATAGATGTGCTTTATGGTTTGGGTAAAGGGCTTTCTGCACATGGGGCAGACCGTCGTGTTCCTATTGTTCCTACAGCAGTTCAGGGTATTCAAGAAGCAGCGTCGAATAGGCGGAAGCAAGATTTTTATAATGCCGCTCAAGATCCAGCTATTTTGAATGATCCTGCTGCTCTTAAAAAATTTGCTGTTGCTGCTATACAATCCGGTATCCCTCAAGTTCAACAGCTAGGATTTAAAGCTTTATTCCCTAAATTATCTGAAACTTCTGGCACAGTCCCTCAAGCAATTAAAATTGCTCAAGCACTAGGTTATAAGCAAGGCACGCCCGAATTTAATGATTATATAAGAACATATACATTGGGACGCGGGCTAACGGCGGGACAAAAAGAACTCGATCAATTTGGTAGACAGCTAAGAAAAGAATTTCCAAATAAAACAGATGATCAAATTAGTGAAATACAGAGCGCATATTTAAATGGTAGAAACACTCTACCAGATGGAAGTGCTGTCCCCGAAATATCAGGAACAGCTAGAACAATTCTTAAGCAAACAGTTGGCAGAGGTGTCCCAGCTCAAATCAGAAATCAAGCCGCTAGTTCTGCGCAAATAGTAAAAGAACTGGAGGATTTAGATATTACTCCGCTTAAAAAATTTACTGGAATTGCTGGAAAAGCAGATGTTTTAAAATACAGAGCTAATATGGCTCTAGGAAAAGATGTTCCTCAAGAGTTTAGGGATTATTTATCTTTTCAAAGTTCATTATCTAATTTAAATATGGACACAATCAGACAGGCGCTTAAAACTTCTGTTGTTCCTGGGTATGTCAATAGAACGCTTAAAGGTGCCTCTAACCCTGGATCTAATTGGTGGTACGATCCCAAACAAGTCCAAAATGATTACAACAAAACTTTACAATGGTTTAGAAGTCATAGGGATGCATTAACTAAACAAGTTAGGCAAGGTGAATTAGCTGATCTAGGCGAAGGCACAACAAAACCAACTGTAAGTTGGCGTGTCGAAAATGGAAAACTCGTAAGGGGTTAACTATGGTTCAAACAGTTGAATTTGGTGGACAAACACACAGTTTTCCGGATGAAGCTACGCCTGAAATGATAGCAGAGGCTCTAGGCGTAAGTTATTCAGAGCCTGTTGAAGAAAAGCCACAATCTTTCATAGAAAGAGGACGATATCGCGCTCCTGATCGTTCAATAATGGATGTATTGCGTGATGTTGGCGGCGGAGCGGCTGGAGCGCTGCAACGTATTGGGGTTGGAATGGGAGAAGCTGGACAAACAATTGGTAATCTTGCAGCACCTTTGCGTAAATATGTGCCGGAAAAATATAAAATATTTCCTCAAGTAAATATTAGAGAAGAAGGCGGCCTTGGGAGCAAAACTCCTGTTGATTTAGAAAAATTGATTCAATCTAAAGAACCAGATCAAGTATCAAAATTTATTGGAGGGTTATTACCATCTGCTTTAGCTGGCGGAGGAACAGCTTTAGGTCAAATAGGTGCATATGCTGGAAGTGAAGCATTGCAAGCAAAGCCAGATGAACAAAATCTTTTTGGCCTGCTTCCTGGTGGGAAAGTAGGCGCTGGTATTGAAGCAGCAGGACTAGGATTATTGCCTTATGGAGCCGGTAAAGCTATAGGTAAAACTGCATCTACGATATCTAGAGCAGCAAGAAAATTTGACCCAGATTCATGGATAACTAAAATCCAAGACAGATATGCCCTAAGAAAGGGCAATACTTCTGATATGTATAATTCCATTAGAGATAATATTTCTCAACGGGGTATTTCAGATATAAATATCCCAACAAAATTATCTGAAAAAATAGAAAATACTCGACGGCACCTTGCTAAGACAGATAGATCACGAGAGCTTATTGATGCTGCTCAAAGTGGAGACTATCAAGCGTTGCACGAATATCAAAGTGATATAGGCAAAAAAGCTGAAAAATTATTGGGCGCTGATAGCAATGCAGACCATAACGCAGGAGAAGAACTTAAAGAAGTTAGAGACCAAGTCAATAAGCTTATTGAAGACCATTTAAGGAAAACTGGAAATGATGACTTAGCCGATCAATTAAACTTGGCTAGAAAACAGTGGGCAAATTTAATGGATGTTTATCACCCAAACAGCAGAAGCGCCATTAAAAAAATGGTTGATCCCGAAGAATTAGAAATTCCAAGCGATCCATATAAGTTTTTAACTAAAAAGAATCAGCGCATTAAAAAGCTTTTGGATGAGCATCCAGATGTACGTAATGAAATTAAAGAATATGAAGATAGCAAATCTGCACAAGATAAATTAAAAAAAGTATTAAAGGTTGGAGGATCTCTAGGCGCAGTCGGTGGACTCGGTTATTTAGGGCATGAAGCTATCGGAATTCTTCATCGATAATCATCTTGAAATTCTTCTATTGCATCTTGTGCGGCTTGATATGCAGCTTTTTTAGCAGAGTCCTCGATCATCGAGTGTATTAATGAGTATGCCCCAAAAACGACAATTAATATCGCTAAAATGCCCATATCGCACCTATTTAAAACAGTTTATATACATATGTACATAATATATCATATATTATCGCTTTTTAACAGGGGTTGTGAAAGCTTTTTCTATGGGCCACCCCAAGCGATTCAATCTATCGCGCAATGTGCAATACTTTATGTTAAGTTCTTTTGCCCATTCAATGATGGTCATATATTTGCCATTAAATGTGATCAAGTTTTTCCCAGAATATTGATTTTTACCAAAAAAAGGTTTTTCACTAAAAACTCGATCTAATGGCCACCCTCTTTTGATACGACCAATGATAGTTTTTCTTGCAATGCCGCTATCTCTAGACCATTGCATTAGAGTTTTGGTTTCACCATTAAAAGTTATTAAATGATTGTTAGTCCTATTGTTTTGTTGGACTCGCATTTTAACCCATCGGCAATTTCCAGGCTCATAATTGCCGTAGGGATCAATCCTATCAATTGTATGATCCATAGAAGGAGGCATGCCAACGTCTTTTATAAATTGCTCAATGTTATTCCAAGACTGATGAACTTTAATTCCTTTTGCGCCGTATTTTTTATACCCGGCGCACTTTGGATTATTACATCTTTGTCTTATATTTGTTAAAGCTGCTCTAGCTTTTTGCCTAAGAGTTTTTATTTTCATATTTAAAATGGAGTTAAAATATGAGCACTAATGATAGTAATATCAAGAACTGGAGTACCACGCCAGCCAGCAATAATGCGACACCACCTCAAGGGTGGCCAGAGGGTGAAATTATGCCCCTTTGCTAAGTAATTAGCAAATGATAACTGGGTGAATTCAGGGAAAACCTCACTGAGACAATCCTGAGCGAAGCCTCGAAAGAGGAACGTGCAACGATCATTCCGAAAGGAAGTAGGAACAAGTGTTCCGAAGCGCCCAGCCCCTGAAAAAGGGTGATGATATGATCTGATCTATATGGCGACATATAGCGGCCGAAAGGCGGATTAGGATTAACGACCCTAATTGAACGTATATGATGGCACCATCAGAGGTAAATGATACCTCGCGGCAGCAGATGGCAGATGCTGCTTATCAATGGCGCGATTCAGAGTGGTTTGTCTTCGACAATAATACAGCAGTCTCAAAAGCCGGAAGCGCTACATTTAAAGTAACTGGCGATGTAACTGCAAATTATTTGGTCAATAGACGAGTCAAAATATTCAGCGATGCGACTGCATATGGAACCATTATATCATCTAGTTTTAGCTCTCCAGACACGACGGTAGGATTAGAAATTGATGATAGTGGATCTCTTGGTGCATCATTTACTGCCGCTGCTTTAGGGATAATTAAGCCTTCAAATTCATCATTGCCCACTGGGACTAACGTAGGGATTAATTTACTTACAAATGGGCAGTTTAATATCGCTCAACGTGGCACTTCATTTACTTCTGCTACAACCCCAGCTAATAGCGATGATACTTATTTGCTAGACCGATGGATTTTACTTTCAGATGGCAATGACATTGTCGATGTTAGCCAACATACAACAACTGTTCCTAATGGATCAGACCATGTCATTCAGCTTGATGTAGAAACCGCTAATGCGAAATTTGGAATATTACAGGTCTTAGAACATACAGAGTCTGAAAAGATTATCGGTAAAGTGTGTTCTTTATCGTTTAAGGCAAGAGCAAATGGATCTAATGCAACATTAGATACATTACGAGCTGCCGTCATATCTTGGAGTTCAACGGCAGATAGTGTCACATCAGATGTTGTTTCTGCCTGGAATGTTGAAGGGACAGACCCAACGCTTGTTGCCAACTGGACCTATGAAAATACGCCTAGTAACTTAACTTTGAGCACAAGTGAATACACTACGTTCAAAATAGAAAATATTTCTATTGATACCGCGTCTACCAACAACGTTGCAGTGTTTATATGGTGCGACAATGGCGATGCTACGGTGGGAGACATTGCCTATATCACAGATGTAAAACTTGAAGAAGGATATAACGCAACAGCTTATCCTTTTGAGCCTATTGCAGACATGATGAATCGATGTCAGCGTTATTATCAAGTATTTGGTAAAGGCGTTAATGGAGGCATGAATGGGACTAGCGGGGTTATATATGGTGTTAATGCAAAAGTCCCTATGCGCGCATCTCCTACAGCCAGCTTATTAAAAACAGAGATATTAATTGAATCAACTGGAGTTGCTGTAAACACAGCTTCTGGATGTGTTATTGCTTCAAGCACACTAGATCCTAGAGGTGCTCGGGTCAATATTTCTGGTAATGGTATTGCTGGAACAACTAATGCAGAGGCCGCCATAGGCCAAACTGAAGCATTCCTTTCGTTTGAATCAGAGCTTTAGGAGAAATAATAATGGCTGATACATATAATAGAATTTTAGATCCAAGCAGTAGGGCAGTTAAATGCTATGTCACAAGCGATGGTCTTAAAGCTATCCCAATAGATGATATGAATAAAGATTATCAGGAATTGTCGAGCATGATATCTAGGGATGCTGTAACCATTAATGACGTAGACGATAGTTATTAATATAACCTTTTATAACCCCTAAAAGCCCTGCGCTTCTTAATGCCCTCCACAAAATCCCGCATTGCGTTTTCTTCATGGAAAGCATAGATGCGGGAATTTCCTAGCTTGCTTCCTTTGCCTCCCCACGTACACGTCACAGACCAATCACCAAGCAAATCAATAAATACATGCGCCAGGTAATATCTCTGTTGTTTTTCCCATCTAATTGAAAATTGATTCATATCGTAAAAGGGAATGAGTGATGTTTCGGACATTCCCTTTCCGATAATCGTTTCGTGTGTCAGAGACAGTTATCCATCCATCACCCCGAATTGCGCATTTTATACATTTTAATAGATCTGTCAAATGTGTGATCGCTTACAATTATTTAATTAAATGGATTACAAGATTAATAAAAATCTACATGCTAGTATCGCTGCTTTTTTGGAGTAGTGTTTATGATTAGTAGAAAATATGCTCAAACTAATTTACAACATGTCGAATATAAATTTGGAGCAGAGGATTTAGAAAGAACCAGGCTTATTAATTACGCCATGATAGCAAATGATGTTTACTATCCAGAAAAGCCCACCACAGTGCCCCCAGGATGGTATAGATTTGAACATAGTGGTGAATTAGAGTATGGCGCGGCGTGTGCTTATTACGTAAACCATCCTACAGACCCATCTAAATTCATTATGGCTATGCGTGGAACCGATAATTTTTCAAATGTTTGGGATGATTTGAAACTGATTTTTGATATCGTTCCTAGACAATTTTATTCAATCACTGATTGGGTAGATGGTGCAACACATAGACTTTATTTGAGATTTAAAAGAAAAATAAAAATTATAGATAAAGATGGTCAAGTAGAAATAAAAGATGAGGACGAATTAGATTTCTTGAATAGAGTTGATGTTGAAGCTGCCGTGGGTCATTCGCTGGGGGCTGTGTTGTCTGATTTATGTGCACAAGGATGGAGGCCATCGATTACCTTTGAAAATCCTGGTAGCTATCAAGCTTTAGAAGCCTTATATAAAATTCAATATGGGGATCACTATAGAATTCCACTAGAGCCGCGTATTCAAGCTATGCAGCATATGTGTGAGTCCTATCAATCACACCCAAATTTAATTAATTCATTAAAAACTAAAATTGGGCATCTTTATAGGCTAGTGGATAAGCCATATTCATATAAAAATATTAAAATTGAAGGAACCATTCCAGACTATTCTTTGGGAAATTCAGCCATACATGATCCATATTATTCAAGCCTCGACTATACAATGGATCAGCATGGAATGGATGGAATTCTTCATTATTTACAAATGGGTGGCAGGATTATTGTTGATACCCAAAATTCTAGATGGACTGAAGGGTACATAGATTATACCAATGTTGATAAAAATAAAGATTATTGGGTGGGCTTTTTTAAAGCAATGTGGGATTTAAAAATATACTCACATCCCGAGTCGACTTATGAAAGACACCTGGCTCATGGACTAATGATGGTACATAATGTACATCAAGGTCTATTAGGAGCAAATGAAGTCAAAGAGGACTTTATTGAGCCTTCTGCGCCTATTGAGCTTGAAATAATTGAAGATTATGTAGATGTAGTGGCAAGTACTAAGAAAGCATTATCAACTGTTGGTATGTTTGGTAATAGAGCAAGCAAGCCAATTCCTGTATTAATGTCTGATCCTTATGCGCCCCATGTTCAGGATGTAAAGCCGGAGCCTAAAAGTAGATGTGTGATTTTATAAAATCTAAACTAAATATATTTATGTTGGTATTTTTAATTGCATCTTTCGTATTTGTAATGTTTTTTTGCAAAAATTTTCCGCATAAGTTTGCATTAGCTGTCTTAAATATTACAGACTGGATGTTATGGTTAATTCCTACCTACACATCGTAAATATATATGACTAATAGGATAAAGTTTGTAATAAAAAACTTGCTTCAACTGCTCCTAGTCTTTGTGACTATTGGGGCAGTGATGCTTATGTATTTTTATTTAGCATTTAAGACCATCATATGTTTAAAACTTTTTTAAATAAAACCAGATTTTGGTTAACAATATTTATACTATTTTGGTATGTAGTGAATATTTTCCCTAAGGAATATGACACATTTATCATGGGTCTTAGGCTTCCTACGTTGATGTATTTATCTGATAGCCCGAGGCATTTATGACCAAATACGAAGACTTTTTGTACTGTTGCGTTTTAACAGCACTAGGCTTCGCGCTTCTGCCAGGGATGGCTTATGGAGTGTGCGCCATCATCCATGAGTTAGCTAAATGACAAATAAATTAATCAGAATGTTAGGCGCTACATTAATAGCTGCCGCATGTTTATATGGGTTGTATCAAGTAAGTCCAGTTATTTTCAAGCATAGCGCTATGGGAATGGCCGAGTTACAATCAAGATAGCTGATCTACTTACAGTAGAAACAGTTGAGAGCGCCTTTGTGCGCTCTTAGCCTTTTATATCCCATATTTTAGATGTTAAATCGCGAACTTGACGATATTTTGTTGGGTTTGGCTTTAAAGGTGGCCTATTTTCCCGTAGCCAGTCGCTTCGCGGGTCAAATTCCGCTTACAGTATCGTCGGCCACAAACTCACCCACTAAAGGAATCGAACCTCTATCTCTTGGGTTGGAAGCAAGCGTCTTACCATTAGACCAAGTAGGCATTACTCATCAACAGATTTTATTGCTTTTCCAACAATTAAACCAACCAATACAGATGATATTATCCAACAAGCTAAAAATGTCATTGTTAAATCCTTTTAAATCAATTAATCCTTTATTGGTTTTCTTGTTTACTGTCATAGCACCTTTTACAAAAATAATAACCGTAATGATATATCATTTTATCTTTTCGAAAGTTCTTTAGGCAGCCCCAGCAACGCCTATATTCCATATCTATTCCTTTAAAAGTGAAGCTTTCTTCATGATACAATACGGACATTGCATCTGATCTGTGTACATTCCATGTTCACATATGTGATTATGTTTTATAGCTGCTTGCACCATCAATTCCTGGTGTTCTTTCATTCTCTTTCTGACTAGATATAAAGCACGTCTTGCTTTTAACCAAGTCACAGAAACCGCAATCATTATTAAAATTAATGTTACTGCCATTGATTGCATTGAAAATCTATTTACTTTCGCAATGAATCCCGTATATACCCAGCAAAACATTCCCATAGCCATAAAAAACAAATACATAACCACTATAAAACATTCTTTAATCATGGGTTTCCTTAAATCATGTGCGCCATATGAAGCAAAACGCCGCCAAAAAATACGATAATGGTTCCAAGCACCCAGTGGAAATTACTATCGATTTTTGCTTCTAATTTATCAAATCTTCGATCAAGCTTTTCAGCTATTGCCTCTTGTAGCCTTATTCTTACTTCATGATCGTGTAAAACTTCATCTTTGTTCATGATTTCCTCTTTATGTTTCTCCAATTTCTCCAGTCTGCATTAAATGCCATTGATTTACATAAACGATCATCATTGCAGTATTTAACATTAATTGTACAAAGTGGCGTCCCATCTTCATACCGCTCTGTAACATGCTTTTTTACACTTATATATTTATCAGGTCTTTTACGAGAGCAACACATGCAAGACCAAAATATCGTGTTCATTTCTAAAAGCAGCTTTTCTAGCCCCATCTCTGCCCCGAAAAGTATCCAATAATCGACCTGCTTACCTTCAGCCACAATGTCAAAATTATCTATTAGCGATGATCGCTGGTCGTGGTATTTAGAAATTAGCCCATGAATCCTTTCTTTTATATCGTCCATTTTTAATCCTCTATTACAATCTTTTTAAAATCAGGCATTGCTAAACGTCTTAACTCTATCCAAAATCTTGTGTTATCGAACTCATGAGTAAACACTGGACGATCGAATAACTTCTCTATATATTTATGAGCCTCTGAGGGCGGCCCTACTAAATACCCAGTAACCGCCGTTATTATCGCTGCTTCTTCTTTAGTCAAAATTAATCTCCAAACATTTTACGGGGTGTTCCAGATACGAAAAGCCTGATAGGTTCCACTATCGGTCCTTTTTATTGTATAAAATATGGGTCGACTCCAAACTCCTTAAAAAAACCTTTTTCTTTAAATAATTCTTCGCGGTTTTTTAAATATTTAGAGGATTTTTTCATTTTTAAATATCCATCATATGTTTCTGGAGGTTCTATATCACTTAATAAACAAATAGCTTCCCACCAAGTCCATCCGTCTTTTTTCCCCCACTTTTCAAAATTTGGTTTTTTTAATTTACTCATCTATTGCTTTCTCTTTCTTAGATAATTCATTTATATGAAGTTCGTTCACTGTAATAGCCCCTATTTTTTTCTTCTATAGATTCAATTTGAATATCATCATTACAGTTTATACATGGAACAAGTTTTCTTACTGGTCTGTAGTATTCATCTACGCCATTAATATAATATTCGCCTGCGCGATTACATAGCTCGCAATCTTTGTTTGTCATTTCTCATCCGGAGGTTCGGGTAACGGCATCCAGTGTGTTACTGAATCAATAAAATCGTCGTAAAAATTATTTTGCCAATAGTAATCTCCATCAGATTCAATCTTTTCATATATAAGACTTCCTATGTGAAAGTCTCCGTTGTAGATAAGAACTGTATTATGTTCATCTGGGAGTCTTTTGCTTACATCAATCCAATGCGTAAGGCTTTCTGCGCCTGCTGCAAAACCACGCAAGTATGATTCTCTACTTGATACTAATGGACCACATCTATCATTCCAATATTTTTGTAAATCTAATTGATCTAAAAACCATGAAGTGCACATAAAGCATTTTGAACATACAATCCGCCATTTTTCATTCATATTTGCCATATGTGAATACCCATTACAAAATGGGCATCGTTTTAACTCATTCCCCACCGGCCACCTCTACATTACTTATAGGCGATATCGATGCCATTTTATATGGCAATGCGCGCACAAAGCTTTCTATATTTTGTTTTGTTTCTTTATCATCTACGCTGCTTTTAATTAGATTTAATACGTTGATCATTGTAGAAAGAAATGAACTAATCATTACATCTATAACACGCCCCGCATGTGCCTTTTCGCCATACTTTGAGAATATTGCGTCTAATTCTTTTAAAACGAACCCATCTAATTTATCACTAAGTTCATTCGATATTTTTTTGTCTACTTCTTGCATCTTTACTCCGTTGTTTTAAAAATATTTCAGTTACTTTATTTTGTATAATTTTATTTATTGGAAACCAAATGTAACCAGTCCCGAATATCCACATGCCATAATCTGGAAAAAGATAATTGGCAATCAAAAATAAAATGTAGTGCAGGACTAGCGATATTGCTAGTCCCATATGTCTTGGAAAATTTATCATTCATTTATCTTTTAAATTTTGACAGGTCTATTATGATTCCCACATTTGATATGTAGTGATAGTTTATAGGCGTTGTGCTTGTTGGGCGAAGCAGCATATCATCTGGCATATGAAACCAAACGTACAGCGCGCCGCCATTGTCTTTGCCATATATTTTTCTACCTTTAGTGGAGTGCTGCAAAATCAACATATATGGATTGTTATTATGGCTTGATACCATAAGTCTATTGTCTTTTTCTAGCTGAAGACTTTTTTCAATATTCCTGCCGACGTAAATCATAATCCGGCTTTTGACTTGTTCTTTATATTTTTTATCAGAAATGTTAATTGATATTTTATCTGGGTTGATCTTAGAAGATCTTTGATCTTTGCCGATCGGCGTCCAATCTTTTTGATTAAATTGAGTTATAGCAATATGTTCTAGATTACTTGAATACATGGCAAATCCTTTTTATATCCTATTGTTGAGTAAAACGCTCCTGTAAGACTTCTATTACTTTATGCCGCTCATCGACAGTTTTTTTAAGCTCAATCATTAAAGCCTTGTGCTTTTCAATCTTGCTTTCATCTTCTTTCTGTTCTGCTATCAAGTTATTTATGATCTGTTGAATCGTATCATTCATGTTAATTCCCTTTTACCCAATTCATATCTAATTTAATTTCTTCAATAAGCTTGTGCACCAAGTTCAACGCATGATCTTTATTATCATCAATCAGCGATTGATCTATTTCATATAAAATATATATGCACTTATTTAAGAAATATTCCAGTTTTGCATTAGTCGTGTTTTTTGCCATCCTATGTCCTTAGAATTAGAACGGTATATCCGTTTGTGGATCATATCCATCATCTTGATTCGATGTATTAGAATTATCAAACTCTACACGATTTAATAGCTGCATGTTATTTGCATTGATCTGGGTGGTATATTTATCTTGTCCAGTGTTCTTATCTTGCCATTTCTTTGTTTCTAGTTTGCCTTCAATACAGACCTTTGACCCTTTTTTGACATAGTCACCTATTATTTCTGCGAGCTTACCGTATGCGACGACTCGATGCCATTCTGTTTTTTCTTGATTCTCGCCTGTTTGCTTGTCTTTCCAGGATTCAGATGTAGCCATGCTTAGATTTGCTACAGCCATGCTGCCAGGGGTATATCGGATCACAGGGTCTTTTCCGACATTCCCTATCAATATAACTTTGTTAAATGTTCCTTTTGCCATGCTAGCTCCTATTTAATATCTATTCGTTTATTTCGCTTAAGATCTGCACCAGGAATATGTTTTCCATTCTTGAGATCGACATTCATTTTTGCTTTATCAAATGAAACAACTTCTTTTCTCTTTATGTATTCATCTGGTATCTGTTGCTCATCATGTATATCTACACTTGGGGGACAGTCTTTGAGCTTTATCGAAAAATAAGGGCACTCGATTTTAGATATCCCGCATCGATCCATGTTCCGCGTCAGGTACTCATGAAGCCAATTAATTTTGTTTGCGATTGCTTTTTCTTTTTTAGCGAGCCTGTCCTTTTCCGCTTTAATGGCGTCTCGATCCGCGTCAATATTTTTAATGTAGTAAGCGACTGCAAGACCTTTCTCTTTTAAATCTTCGCCAAGACTATCTAATAGAGATAAATACTGTTCATTGATTTCGCCTGTCTCGACATCAACAGCGCCATCCAAGGCGCTTTGATAGTCGTCGGCTATGTCGTATAGCCTCATTGTATTGAACCTCCAGTTTGTAGAGCCAGCTTTGTTGCATCTTTAGCTGCAACAAGTTTATTTATATGCTCCGGATGTTGGCGGCCATATTCTCTGTAATAGTCAGAAAATCTTTTCTGAAGCTCTGGGATATTCTTGCACCTTTTGATAGCGCCAATAATTAAAGGTAGCTTTTCTTCTTCAAACTCAACCTTTTCTTGTTGTTCGTCATTGTTTGTTTCTGAAAGCTCAACGCGTTGTGCATCTGGTATAGAATCAATTTCTGATTCGTCCATAAATCCTAACCCGCAAATCGAAAGCGTGACACGACGTTTTGCTTTTGTCTCGGCTTTCATATATGCATTTGATAAAGCCTCGCCTTTAAGTCCATTTACATTCATAGATCCTGTTGAGCTATCTTGTCTGCCGTCGGGTAATTGCGCCGTTGCAAACACGGTGTAGACCCCGTTAAATTCTTTGCCATCAAGCTTAGTGATAGACACCCTGTAAAGCTTTCTCAATTGCTCTGTAGCATCTTTAGTAAAATAAATTTGTTCTCGTCCCTGAAACTTCAATAATTGAATCGGCCGTGTTGCAGGATTCAACCCCAAAGACAAACATAAAGACTTCACATATTCTACTTTTTGAACTGGTTTTAATCCGGCTAAATTATTTTCTAATATGATCGTCTCAAGTATTTCACCAGGAAGCTGGCTGTTGTTAGTTGTTGTTATTTCTTGTGTGTTCATGCGATACCTCTCAATCTTTGTTTTGCAGTTATGTAGTCTCTTATGCTCGGCTTCGCCATTCTGTTTCTCCCGTTTGTTGATTTACAAAGGGCACCAAGCCATTTTCTAATTTTAAGTCCCATTCCGTGATTTCCTTTTGTTCGCGAAACAATTCAATTAGAGCCTCCTCAAAATAGTTAATAACAGCAAAGCTCATGGTGTCTGCTATGTCTTCATTGCAGAAATCTTTTTCGTCTAAGACCATAAGTGTGATTGCTACTATGTCGTCTATTTTTGAAGACTCGGTGATCACACATTGCGGATCGATTTGAGGGCATCTCATGCAGTGAGCGACTAGTGATTTTTTTTCAGAAAAAGACAGCAAGTCCCAGTCTTCCCCTTTAGAAATAAAATAGTCGATTTCATCAAGCAGAGGCTTATATCTTGAAAGGCATTGAAAGATCATTAGAAGCCCTCCATTGGCATTTGACACATTGAATTATTTTCGTGTTTGTCCTCGCACATCGGACAGAAAATAGTGCCATCGTCATAAAAAATCACATCCTGTGTTTTCATTGGGTATTGCATGCGCAACTGTAACTGCGCTATATTACTCGCGTACATTTTGATCTCCTCAGATTTTTAATGTATTCAAGGGCTAAGAGGTTGCCGCCTCTTGGCCTTTATTACGTTGTCTACTGTATCACTGAATCATCCCTACGTAAACCTTTTTTTTCCTGTTTTCTAAAATAAGACATCAATACATTAGCCATCGATGTATTTTTTTCATATGCCAATTTCCTTAAATAATCGTGCTCTTTTTGTGTTAGACAAACGCACAATCTTTTATCTGCGTATTCCTTGACTGGAGTTCTTTTGCTCATCATTTTTTTCACCCATTGTGATCGTGACTGGGAAAC